CGGGCGTAACAGTATTCACAACCATGCTTGCAGCCGGTGATGGGGTTCCAGCTCATATCGCACCAGTCGATTTTGGTTTTATCCATGGTTTTCTCCTTTCCGCCGTTCCGGCGCTCTACTTCCATTCTTTCCCGGTGCTCTTGTCTCTGAGGGTGATCCTGCCGACCACCTCAAAGCCCGCGAGCTCCGCTGTCTGTTTCATAACCGGGATGAGGTGGCTGATTACCTCCATCGCCTCCGCGTCCCGGAGCTTTTCTTCCCGCCGGATGTTGCTGTATGCGGCTCCGGCTGTGGGGTCTGCGTACCCCTCCGCATTTTTGTCCATTCTGCCGCTTGATGCGGCCTCTGAGTATTTCGCCATTAGTTTGTGCCTCCCTCCGGCGGTCCTAAAAAATCAAAAATATTCATCTGCTGCTCCTCCCAATAAAAGCGGTCCTCAATTTCCTCAAGGCTTTCCTCTACGCGGAACGCTCCCGGCCTCACGAGGTCCGGCTCTTTGCTCATTCGGAGTAATTCGTTCCAGAGCTCCGGGTGGTATGTTCTGAGGTGGCGCAGCTCGCCGTCGTGTGCGTTGGGGCAGAACCAACACCCCCCCCCCGCTTGGCGAATGAGTATATCGGGCTGAGGAGCCCGTATTCGCTACACAGTTCCCGCGCGTCGTCCTGCGTGAGGCCATATTTGGCGAGGAGCGATACTTTCCGCTTGCCGTCGAGGCTGCGGAGCCTCTTCTTTTCGTCCGTGGCTATCCCGACGTACTGAACGGCATCCGGGTGGTCTTTCAGAAATGCGTGGATTGGTCTGAGCTTTAAGCGTTTCTGCAATTCGCACCTCCCGACCATCGGAAATCCGATGTACTTTCCGCAGTACCGGCTCTTTTCGGTTCTCCGGGTGTAGAAAACTTCTTTCATCGTGCTTTCCGAGCGGAGGACGATGGTTTTTGTTCCCCACTGTTCCAGCGCCGGGATTGCCGTGTTGTATATAAAATCCCGGTGCTCAGGGACCTCTCCGCTGATGGTCTTATCGAACATTACCTCGCAATATAAGGCTGCATCCAGCGGTTCCCCGTGTATGTGGGCCAATATAACCGTCGCCATGCTGTCAGCGCCAAAACTAAGCGAGGCAATATGCTCCATCTGTTTTTACCCCCCCCCGCAAGATTCTGCCGCCAGCCGGTGTCCGGGGTCGAATTTCTCCCCATCTTCACGGCCCGCCATGGCTTGCCGCATCTCTTCCATGATGACCGGCCTTTCCTGCTGCTTGAGGGCTGACGGTGGCCCCATCTCTGCTGTTTTCTCCCGCACTTCTTTCGGGACTACCAGAACCAGACCGTATTCCTGATTGGCGCTGTTCTGCCGCCGAAACATCTCTGCCACACCCTCGCAAAATCCATATCCGTATGCGTCGCAGATTTTGTGGACGTACTTCGTTGTGTAGACCTCGCTGTGCTCTTTCTTGAGGGCTTTGCACTTGGAGAGCACACAGTCAACGGCGTATTTGAAAATCCGCTCGCAGACCTCAAAATCATCTTCAAAGCCAATAAATCCGATTTCTACCGTCTGCATCCCGCGTTTCCGAGTACGAAACGCGGTGCAACAGTAATTCTCTGCGATGACGGCGGATAGCTGAACAATCCACGAGTTCAGCCTCTTAGTGCAGGTGATTCCGACGTGCCTCTTGATGACCTTGAGCTTTTCGGGCTCCTTGCAATCCTCTTCGCGGAGCTTGTGCTCTGCCATCAGTTTGCGGGCCTTGAGGAGGGCCGCCTTTGCCTCATTTTCTTCCGGGCTCTCCGCCAGCGCGAGGAGCTTCCTGATTTTGTCTTTGTAGTCAATCATGCGCTTTCTCCTTTACGTTGCCGCCGCAATAGCCCCCCTGTGCCACGAGAGCAGCCCTTGCGGCCTCGATGAGGCTGTCGAGGGATGATTTATAGGCTACTCGGTTTTTGGCCTCTCCTGCGTAGCACAGGCCAGCGTAGCGCCATCCTCCATCGGCTGCCCGGTCAAAGGTGATGTAGGTGTCCCGGTATCTGCCCGCGTCGTCCTTTTCGGAGCTAAACGGCTCCGATGCTTGCATCAGGTCGTGCCGGTTGCAAAGGGGCGGGAGGATGTCCCTGAAATGGTCCACCATGTCGTCGTCTACTGCGTCTCCGGGCAAAAGGTAGTCCTCAATGTTCAGCCCGGTTCGATGCCAGCCCGCCAGTGTTTTGGGCCCGGCGCCCCGGAGCGCCTCCCGCTGCTCCTTGAGGTATTCAAGGACGGAGAGGTGCTGGCTGGCCGTCAGCTTTACGTCGTCGCCGTTGCCGCAGGGAAATGCTTTTACGCCTGCGGTCAGCAGCGAGGCGTAGATAACGCAGGTCGTTATGTACTCGCCACGCCATCCTGTTGCCGGGATTTCGATGGTTTCGGTGTTGTCCGGGCTTGCCCGGTAATATTTCGCGTCTCTCAGTGAGATAATCATGCCTGTTCCTCCTTTACGGATGATTTTCCGCAACGTTCCGGGCCGTTGAGGCAGGGATTTTTGCAGCTCTCTTTCATGTGGCAGTAAAAGTAGCAATATCTATCCCTGCGCCGGTCACAGTGGAAAATCTCGCATCTGTGCTTTGTGTCGCGTTTCGCCGGTTCTACCATCCTCGTCTGCACCCTCCAATCCTTATCGAGAGGTTATAGATAAACTGGCCGCAGCGCACGATGTGGTCGTGCTGGCCCCAATATCCAAGTTTCTTCATACCCCGGACGCTCCCGGTGCAGTGTATCGAGGGGTGGCAGGCTTTCTCCGTCTCTGTCAGTTTCATGTATTCCATCACTCCGCCGCCTCACTTTCTGCTAGTGCTGCCGCGAGCTCCCTCAGCATTTCGGCGATGGCCTCCGCGTCGGTGACGAGCTCTCTGGCGGACGGAACGCCGCCGACCCCGTTATGCCTCGCCTCAATCCACATTTCGATGTGCTCGTCGATGTCAAAATCTGCGGCAGTCTCGGCTACGGCCTCTGGGAGGTTTTCCGCGTTCACGCAGATTGTAAAATCCTCGCCCGCCGGGGAATACTTTTCGAGCTCCACTCTGCCGTCATCGGTATAGCCGCAGACCGCCCAATCGTGCTTTTCGAGAATGTCCAAATACTTTTGCTCCAACTTTTTCATACTTCGATACCTCGCTCTCTCAAAGCCTGCGTCCAGAGCTCTTTTACTTCCTCCGGGCAATGTGCCATAGCGTCCGCCCATGTCGGCCAGCGTCCGTGCTGGTCGTAGAATTTGTACTGATATGTAAGGCTGTCCCGGTTGTGTGGCTGCTCCGGGTCGTGTTTCACTGCACACTCCGGGCAAGTCCCCTCCGGCGTTCTGCCGAGTAATGTCATTCCGTGTAATTCTTTCAAATATCCCATATCTATCCCTCCTTGTTATGGCAAGTCAATATTGACGACGATGGCCTTTACCCAAGGTAGAGAATTATAGGCAGCCTTTGCCTCCTCATCGCTCATGGCTTCAAAATCGTCGTAGCAAAACTGTCCATCTGTCAGCGCCGCCTCGATTTCGTAAAAGTCGTCGCTTTCCCGAAAGTGAACCCGCTCATCACCAACAAAATACTCACCGATTTCGCAGTAGCCCCAAGCTCCGAGCCAGCGGTTATATCCATCGTCTGCCACGATTTCGCTGTCTACCATCGCCACGACGGGCAAATCCGGGTTTTCCCGCATCAATCTGAAAAGCTCATCGCGGTTTTTCCGTTCTTTCTCGTTCATGCTGCTGCCTCCTTTAGACGTATTTCGCATAGCGGTCGCTGATGCTCTCTACCCATTCCTTATCCAGCCTATTCAGGTAGGTGCTCCAAGCCTCCTCGCGGCTGTTCCACCACCATTTCCGGCTCTTGAGGGCTACGATAAGCTGGCGCGCCGGGCGCATAGTGAATTTGATATAGGCCCGGTCTCCCATCGTGTAGGCCGTGAGGTTCTCATCCTCAAAAAAGGTTTCGCGTTTGGTCTCCTTGACCTTTCCTTCTTTGCTGGCGATATAGAGCTTGTAGAGGTTGCTGTTCTTCCGCCACTTGTATTTGGGCTGTAACTTCTCGAAAAGCTCCACGAATTTTGCGTTGTCTTTCATCGCCAGTAGGGCGAGGTCCCCGTCGGGCCGGAGCTCCTCTCTCTGGTCGCAGAACTCAATCATCTCGACCAGCCGGGTAATTTCGGCCTCATCCGTCTGCTTGACCTGTCCGGCCTTTACCTGTTCCTCAAGGTCCTTGAACCATTCCACGAACTCCGAGGAGAGGCTGAGAATCTGGTCGCTGTGGTCGAGCTTTTTGGCGTTGTATCTGGCCGGGCCCGCCACCATGACGCTCACATGGGATGCCTCGTGGGAAAGGATTGCCATGTGCTTTTCGTAAATCTTGTCGAGGATTTTCTGCTTTTTCTCCTCGGAGATGGGCCATTCCAGCACCCGGTTGCAATAGACCTCGTAATCGTGCTCGGAGATGTCTCCGCGCGTTCCCCCGAAGCTGTTGGAATTTGCCCGGTGTATCAAATCGGGGTTAAGTTTCTTTATCTCTGCCATTCTTCCGGCTCCTCTCATAGTAGTAAATGAACTGCTGCAAAACGCCCGCGTATTCCGGGAAATCCTCATCCGGGAAGTGGCCGCCGAAGTGCTCCGTCTCAATCCGCTTTATCCAAACGTCACGAGGGAACGCTTCTTTATGCCCCAGTCCATAAAGGCAAATACAGTTGGCTACCTTTTCGCCGACGCCTCGCCATGTGAGCAAATATTCCATAGCATCGTCATAGCTGAGGCTCTTGAGGATGCGCTCGGTGGTGCCGTCGCCGTCCCCGCAGTAGGTGATTGCCGCGTCAATGATGTATTTGTCTCTGTAACCTAAGCCCAGCCCGCTCATGCCTTTCGGCCCGGCTATGGCTATCTGCCGCGCGGTGGGGAACCCTCCGAACCTCTCACACATTTTTTCAAGGCTCTGCCGGATGCGGGGGATATTATTGTTCTGGCTGACGAGGAAACTGACGATGACCTCCCAAAGGTCCTGTCGGAGGATGCGGATGTCTCTCGCTGCTTTCTCTGCCTCCCGGAGGTACTCCGGCACCTTAATCGTCCGCAGTTCCTCCGTGTACCGCGCGTAATTCGTCTTGAGGTCGAAATAGTCCGCCCAGACCGTCTCGTATTCCTCTCTGCTGCAATCAAATTCCAGCCAGCCGTCCGGGCCGTCCTGCTTGATGTGCAGCTCTTTTCCAAAGGCCGGGATGATATATTCCCGGTCGCCTACCTCGCGCCAGCGGAAACATTGTCCGCTGTCCGCGATTTTATCAAGGTCCAAAAAGACCGTTGCGATTTTCTCCATGCTCTGTTCCTTTCTCAGTTGCCCCGGCAGTCTTTCCATGCCATCGTCAGCACCGAGCTGGTTTCCCGGAGACGGCTGATAATTGCTATGATTTTCGAGCTATCCATGCCTTTGGGCGTGAGTGCCTTGAGCAGCCCGTCCGTGTTGTAGTTGGTCGTCACTATGGTCGGTTTCATGTCCTCGTAACGGTCGTTGAGGATAGAGTAGAGGGTGCTCATACTCCAATCGGTACACTGTTCCTTGCCGAGGTCGTCGATAATGAGCAGGTCAACCTCTTTGTAAGCTTTGAGAACCTCGTATTCCGTGACTTCCCCGCTGTCGAACCCTCTTTTAATGTCTGCCATCATGTCCGATGAGGTTTTGCATATCACCGGGACCCCCTCGTTGATGAGTTGCAAAGCGATGGCTGCTGCAAGGTGCGTCTTGCCGGTCCCGTTGGTGCCCTCTATGTAGAGCCCCTCGCCTTTGGCCGCGTAGTATGCAAAGCGGTCGGCGTAGGATTTGGCGATTTTGTAACATCGCTTGCGCTCCGGGGTGTCCTGAATGAAATTCTCAAAAGTACGCTGCTGGAACCTCTTTTTGATGCCACTCTTGCCGAGCAGGCGCTCAATCCGGGCCATCTGCCGCTTGCGGCGCTCTGCCTCTTCGGCTGCTTGCTTTTTTCGGGTCTCAGCCTCATCGTAGGCTTTCCATTTGGCTGCGGCCTTTTCACAGGTACAGCGTTCCGCAAAGGGGGCAAACAGAAAAGCTACCCCATCAATCATAATAGCCTGATGGTAGAGCTTCGCGCCGCAGAACTCGCAGACTTCCGGCTCCGGGACCTCTTTCTTGCTTTTGATGCGGCCCTCGATAACATCGAGACTGGTGTAGGAGGTTGCATCGAACCTATCTGCCAGACCCTCGGAATCCTCCTGATGGTGCAAATTCATCCGCCCCATAATCGCTCCTATTTTCTCCATTGTTTCGTTCACCCCCCTGCGAGAAGTCATTCATATAGCCTTTGGCATTCAGCCAGCTCGCCGGGGCGGGCGTAAACTGCCGTTCCCTGAACCGGCTGTCAAATTTGATTGAGAGCTTTACTGCCTCCACGATGCGCTCCGTCATTTCCTCGTCGGGCGGCGGGCTTATCTTCGCCCACGCCTTTTCAGCTGTGCCCCGGTCCACCTTTTTGGGGTAGGCCGCGTAGAACTTCTCGAATAGGGCAAGCTGCGCCGCGCTCAATGCGCTGGGCTTTCGGGTGCGTTTTGGTTTTTCTTCCCCGGTTTTCGGCGTTTCGGGCTCTTTTTCTTCGCTTTCCGCGATTTCTGACCCGGTTATGCCTGAATTATCCCATTTCCGTCCCGGAAATAACGTAAGCGGAGGCCTCTCCGGGGCCGAGGTTCTTTTATCGTACAGGCCCTTGAGGTTTGCCATGAGGCTCTCTATCCAGATAACCCGGCACGTCTCCCAAAGCTCTTTGTCCACCTTGTCCATCCCCGCGAGGGTGTTTAAGATTTCCTCTGCCGTCTCCGAGCTCACGCCGGTAACAGCGATGAGGTAGTCCCAGTTAATCTTGGTCCAGCAGTCATAATACTGGCCGTCTGCCGCACAAAGCAGCTCCAAAAGTTTGAACCAAAAGGCGTAGCCGTCATTGTGCCAGCGTTGCTCAAGGATAAACTTCGTGCGGCTGCTGCCGATGTAGTGCGGGAAGTAGTCCGCCGTCTGCTTATTGTTTCGGCCCATTAATATCACCTCCTTGACGGTCGAAGTCCGGGGAGGGTGTCTCCCCGGGATGACCGTGATTGCCGTTAGGCGTAAATAACCTTGCTGCCCTCCTCGGTCTTGATGACATCCACTGACTGAGGGAACCGGGCTTTCATCTCCGGGTCATGGGTGATCGCCATAATCTTTATGGCCGAGTAGCGGCGCTGGATGGCCTCCAATGCGTCGCAGTATGCCTGCACACCCTTGTCATCGAGGAACGGCGGTTCGTCAATGAACAGGAAACCGAGCTGTACGCCCGCTGTGCTGCTTTTGATTTCAGAAAGGGCGAGGATGACGGAAAGGGCCGCTTTGACGCGCTCGCCGCCGGAGCGGCTCATATAAGGCAACGCGCCGGTGTTTGCGTCGTTGATGATGATGTCCAGCGCCGTGACCTCTTTCTTGCTGTTGCTCTTGAGGGTCTTTTCCATGCGCATCTCAATGCTCATGTGGCCGCCTGACATCTGGCTGATGATGCTCGTCGCGGTCGCCTCGAACAGCGGGACGATGCTGCGGACGATGTTATGCGGAATACCGTCCTGAGAGAAAGCCCGCTTGAGCTCCTCATAGCCCGCTGCAAGCTGGCCCTGTTCCGTCGCCTGACGGCGAAGGACTTCGAGCTTTGCCTCTGC